AACTCTTACTGTGTCAATAAATAAATTATGCATCATCTTATATATAAACGCTTTATTTAAAGAATCGTTATACAGAATATCGTTAATTTTTACTTTGCCACTATCAATTTTACTATGTAAAGCTATGTAGAAGTCGTGTAATAAATCTTTTGCTGGTATTTTACTATTACTGCTTATTTCCTCAGCCATAGATAGCCAAGTTTCTTCATCTCTTACTAAGATGTGTAATATATTATTTACTTCTGTACTCATCTAATTCAAGAAGTATATTAACAAAATCATCGTATTGTAACGCTACATAATCAAGTTCGTGATTCTTAGTGAATACCACAAGAGGGGTTTTTAAACTTCCTGTGGTATCGTTTTTACTTTGTTCCAGTGCTTTCCAAATATTTAGTTTCTCTTGATTCTTACACTCCCAGTTATATTCAGAGAGAATACCACTGGTAGCCATTATGTCTCCTTTAATGGAAAGACCGCCTGAGTTTGGTGTTCTTCTTATATTAGTATCAAACTTCTTTGCTAAATCTTTTGCAATTTTTAACTCGAATCTTTTACCTTTTTGATTTGCGTTTAAACTCATAATTTTTGAAAATGTTTTCTAATTATTGCTCCAAGCTCTTCATTATTAGGATATATTCTACACAAAAAAGCAATGTTGTACTCAACAGGAGAATCATCACTACGATAGTAAGAGTCCTTAGTTTGTCTGTATTCATTTAAAGTCCTTTTTTTACTTTTCAAAATATTTTTTTATAATTACAACAATTAAAGCACCAGAGATAAAACTGGTTATGTGTGATATGATTAGCATTAATAATATAGTTTTCATAGTATTTTTTTAACTTCTTTTTTTAACCTTGCAGTTTCTTTGTAAGTTTCTATGCTTTGCAATTTTATAGAAATAATTTCACTTTTCAAAACTTGAATGTAATTTTCTTGTCTTAACATAACGTTTAAGGCTAAATATAGCGATTTTAAGGAACTTTCAGCTTCGGCTGGTATATTTCCATCACTATACTTATTTTCTATCTTTAGAATTAATATTTCTAATTTATTTTTAGCGTGTATTAAATCTATGTCATTCATCTTTTTAAATCCATTGTGTAAAGCAACTCATCCCCTAACTTACTATCTATTGTTTTAATAGTTCTATAAATGTTTATACTTTTCTTTTTAACTTCTTCTTTTTCTGTTTTTGTTGAATCAGTTCCTAAGTGTGCATATAATGAACAATCTATTCTTAATAATTCATCTATTTTTTGTTTATCTGTCCAACTTGTAAACTGTGTAAACTTTTCTATGTCTTTGTATTTATAATTCATAATTTTTATTTAAATATTATTTTTCCATTATTATTAATTAATCTTCCTTCTTTTTCATTGTCTTGATTTTTCCATCTTCTTTCAAATGGGCTTATGTATTTTCCATTTTCTTTTAAACGTATTCTATTTTGGTTTTGATATTCAATAGCTTCTTCATACATACGCCTATTGTTAATATATATATAATATTTAAAGCAATCATCAACAAGTAATAGTTTCTGATAATAACCTATATCTTCTTTTAATTCTTTAATTGTGTTTCTGATTTTTTTATATTGTTTGATTTTTTTTAGCATAACTTTATTTTAAAACATTATTACCACCAATTGTAAATCCTAAACCACTATTGTAATCAAATCTAAGTGGCTCTGCGAGGTTGGTGGGTTTACCCCCAGTTTCTTTGTCTTTTATTTTATAAACGTATACCTCTGTTTGCATCCATAAATCTTTATGAGCTACTAATCTATGTAAACAAAGGAAGTTGTCAACTCTGTTTGGAAACACTTGTCCACCTTCACAATCAGCTTTACGTGGTGCTTGTATATGCCCATTTAATGGGTGGTCAGGTGGGTAAACTCTTCTTGCTGCTTCTGTTTGTGGGTGTATAGAAATATAAATTGTTTTTTTAGTTCTATTACAAAACTCTCTTACATCATTACATATTTGATAATTTCTATCAAACTGACCAACTCTTCTATTATGGTTTAAGCCAGTAAAAGGGTCTATAAAACCACCATCACAATCTGTTTCTTCAAATATTTTAAGTAGTTGTTTATGGTCGTATAGTTTTCTATTATCTATAAAATAAAAGTATTTATTTATAATATTATGGTAGTTTTCAATTTCACTTCTTTTAAGTTCTTTAATGTTTTCGCCAACCCAAAATTGTATAATATCTCTTTTTAATTGTCCAACTTTATTTTCACCAGACCAAATGCACCATTTCTTTTCATACTTTTTAGTAAGAGCGGTTAAATACCATAATAACCAGTTAGTCTTACCAACGTTGTCTAATCCTAAAAACATATTGAACTCTCCTTGTTTGTAAACGTAGTAGTCATCTAATAAACAACCAATACCTAATCCTTTCTTTATTTTACCATCCCTGTAGTCAAATAAATACTTTAATGAATCTTGATTATTACTTAGCATTTTTTAAAACTTCTAAGACTTCAGGTTGTAATTTTAAAACATTGTCATCTTGATATTTATTATACCCTTTACCTTTCTCTTTTACTTTACCTTTACCTTTCCCTTTACCTTGTAGGTCAGGGGGTGTATCAACCCCTTGCTTAGCCCCTTCCGTAGGGGTGTTTGATAGTTTGTTTCCAGTCTTAGTTTCATAACCGCTAACTTGACCGTCAATAATGTTTGTTTGACTGATATAGGCAAACTTTGCCATTCCTTTTAAATTAGTTGGTTTAATGCCTAAGAACTGTCTATTTAATAAAGCATCAATAAATTGTACTTTATCTGTGTCATTTTCAAGTTCATTATAGACATCAAAATAACTTCTAAAAAAATTAAATCCTTTTCTTTTTGTTAGTTTCATAATTGATTAGTTTGATTTGATTGGTTTAATTTATAAAAATATTTATTAATTTTTTGATTGTTTTTAAATTCAGTTTGGTATGGAGCTTGTTTTATTACCACTATACTATTAATTAATTTATTTTTTAATTCAGTTAAATTAAATATCCTAACCTCATTATCTATTACTATGTAGTATGCGTATTTATTATAATATTCAGCAGCCATTAATAAAGAATAAAATTTATCTACTTGTATATATTTTTCTTCATAATATTTATTTCTAAATTTAAATTCAATTATTCTTTTATCATCTTGAGCATCCCATAAATCAAATTGACCAGTTGTTTTTTTTATAAATAAATTAAATTTTTTATTTAACCAATCTATTGTATGTATAGTTTTTTCTTGCTCAGTCATAAAATGCTTTATTTTTTTGTTCATATTTATTATATGCCATTATTTCGTTTGAGCTTAAATCATTTAATTTATAATTTAAATCTAAACTTCCATAATCCATTTCATCATAAAAATATGGTTCAATTTTACAACCTACAAAAAGAGGTTTATAAGTGTTATTATTAAAATTAGATTGTGCTAATTTTTGGTCAAACGCTTTTTTAACTCTTGGCAAAGGCAATTCTAATTTATCAGACACTTGTTTAAATGTAAATCCTTTATAAATAAGATTAAGGACACTGATATATTCAGCATCCTCAATCGTGTATGGTTTATAATAAGGCATTAAAATGGTAAATCAGATTTAACTGGTTCTGAATTTACTTCCTTTTTTTCTTCTGGTTGGTAAGTGTCAACACTTAAAGAAACATCCTTGTCATATTGGTCTGGCTGGTCTTTAATGTTAATATTTAACTTTAAGTAAGTTTTTCCTTTGTATTCAAAAAAGTGTTCTTTGGCTTTATCTAAATGAACTGTTACTTTTAACCAGTCAGCACCCATTTTTTTACCACCTCCACAATATATTGTTTTTTGTTTTTCCATTGTTATTTGTTTTTGTTTATAATCTGACATCCATTGCCATTCTTTTTTAATCATTTATATTTTAATTGTTTCTATATATTCTCTACAAGCCTTAACTCTATCAATAATATTTTCTATTACTTTTTCATCATAGCTTATTTTAAATATTTTTATTCTGTATTTATCTTCTAAATTATTATATGTATAATCCTTTTTAAATTCTTGATAAATAGATATATCATTTGAATAATTAGGAGATTTAAAAAATTCTTTTTCAATTAAATCTTCAGGCGTATCCATTAATGTATAAATCAATTTAGCTTTCTTTAATCCAGACAAATGCATATAACCTTGAGCCTGATAAAAATAACCTTTAGTTGGTATCTCTGTTTCTAATAAAGGAAACGTAAAACAATTCCAGCTATTTTTAACTTCTAATATTTCATCTTTAGTTATAACATCAGGAGTACCACTCATAAAATCATTTTCAAAAGATTTATAGTTTTTTCTAAGTTTTTTATATTCTAATTGTTTTTCTATAAATTCAATTGATTCATCTTCCACGCTGTTTCCTTTAAACATATACTTGCTTGAAACTTCCTCCTTGCGACCATATATTTGCTCGGTATACCACTTTTTGCAGTATGTTTCAGCTCCAGCAGAAACCAACCTATCTTTTTTAGGTTTAGTCATAATACTGTTAATAGATGAACATCTTATTTTAAAGTCAATCATTATTTCTTAAAGCTATCAGCTTCTGAATCTGAATAAATACCATATTCGTAAGCGTTAATTAATTTTAATACTAACCTGTCTTTTAAACGTTTCTCAGCCATTGCAAAAGGATAAGGTGCTTTACAATTGTTTGGTGATGCTTCACCAGTTGACCAGATAACTTTATTACCACGTTTTGCATCTCCTACTATTGCAACATCTTTATTGCTATCTCTGTATATAGTTGGCGCACCAAATTGTATGTTTTCTTGAGCTGCTATTTTTTCGCAAGCATCGTGTGTAATAATCCACATTGAACGCGCGCCTCTTTTTAATTCCCAAAAGTCATCTTTGGATAAATTATATTTTTCTGCTAATTGTTTTATATTCATAATTGTTGTATTTGTTTTATTGATTGTTTTATTATTAATAGTCGTTTGGGATTGTATCGCATTCCAATAGTGCGTAATTGTTTTTCAATTTGATTTAACTCATTTATAAAGCTGTCCATTCTGTTTTTATGTATTTCCCTATCGTTTGAGTTAAATTTATTTTCCTTAATCATTTGTTTAACCACCCCCCTATTCCACTTCACTTTTGTTATAAGATTAATCAACCTATCTTCTAAATAGCTTGTTGTTTCGTATGCCCACCATTCTTTGATTTGTTCGTTATGGTGGTGTTCATTATGCGGATGTGGATAAGGTATCATTTTTGATTATATTCTTTTATAAGGTTAATTAATACTTGAGAATAAGATTTAAACCCTTGCTCTTTGCATTTTTCTTGAAATTTATGTAGCTCATCTATTTCTTCAGCTGGCACATAAAAAGTTTTATTTGTATAACTCATAATTTATTTTTTATTAATTGTGTCATTTCTTTTTTTATTCTTTTTTCTTTTTTTTTATGTTCTTCTATACAATAAGATAACATATGCGGTAAATCATTATATAATGTTTCTAAGTTCCAAACTATTGTTCCTTGGTCACATTCTATATGTAATTCGCCGCTATCTTCCCAAAATGTATTTGTTTCGTGTACATAAATATGTTTATTATTTCCTAAAAGTTCTTTAAGTTCATTTTGTAACTTAATAACCTTTTCTTTTAAAATGTTATTATTTTTTTCCATAATGATAAATTTAATAAAATAAATGTTGTTAACTTATATGCTATGTAAATCATCGCGGCAAACATAGTTCCTTCGTATATAAATTTTTTCATAATTAAAAGTCTGCTATTATAAATGAAAAATCGTCAATGTGAATTACAGATGTGTAATCAGATAAATCGTGTATATCTTTTATGTAACTAAAATCTCCGCCGTAATTATCTAATAACTCTCTAAGGCTTGAGTACTCTGTGTATTCTGTGCATATAGCTATTGGGTCAAATTCCATCCCCTCATCAACTTCTTCAAAGTATTCGTATAAAGCTCTTAACCCTTCAACTGAAAAGTTGTTTGGTCTTATTTCTAAAAAGCGATTTATAAATTGTGTTTCTGTTAGTGTGATTATCATAATATTAATTTTTAAGTTTGTTATAACAAATATATTATAATATATTATAAATAAAAAACATTTTATAACTTTTTTCTAAAAAAAATTATTCTACCCCTTAAAATAAATGTGTAATTCTGGCTACTTGGCCATTGTGTTTAGAGAATATAAAACCTTCAATTGCTTGGTTATTAGATGAAGTATAACCCATTTTATGATGCCAACTATCTGCTGGTGATGGACTTCTTAAACTTTCTAAACTGCAACCAATTAAATCTTTACTTACTTTGTGGTGAACGTGATGTGCAAACATATATCTATATTTAGTTTCACTCCATTCTTTACATTCATCTGCCATTAATAAAGGCAATAAATCCCATTTAGCACCATCTCCGTGAGTACTTCCAATTAAGTTATTATAATAAGTATAATACTTTCTATGTTGTAAACTAATATCAAAAGTAATGTTTTTACTATTTCTAAAGTAAGTTGCTACAACATCAGACAATGCAAAACCAGTCAAGTAATCGTGGTTACTACTATTATAAACAACGTGTAAATCAGGATAGAAACTAACTAATGTTTCAATAATATTAATATATAAACGTTTTGCAATATGAAAATGCTCAAAAAACATTCCATCAACATCTTGAACTGTTCCTTTTGTAGTTTTACCACCACTTGGTGTGTCAATGTGCATTACATCGTTACCAATACATAGTATTAATTTATCTATATTAAAACCATTACTTTTTTGTAATATACCATCAATAGCTTCTAATGTTCTTTGAACTGCTATTTGTTTATTATATTCTTCACCACTTACAAAAGATTTACATAATTTACCAATATGAATATCTGCTGGTGATATTAATAAGCAATGACCATCGTTTACTTTAGGTTTAACAACCTTTTCAAAGTTTGGTGAGTATTGTTTAAGATCGTTTAATAATTGTTGCTTAAACTCCTTTAAATCGTTTTTCTTAAAATTAGGATTCTTAAAATATAAACTTGCTTTTTTGTTCTTTATCCAACCACTATGTATATCGTTAGGATTTAAACCTTCTGCTTCTGCTTCTAGTTTTAACCTTCTGTAATCGTTAATTATT